ATGTCGAAAATCAAGCTGTTGCAGTTGCAAGCTTAGGCAATGAAACAGAAAAAGCTGGCAAAAAAGCACAAAAAGCACTTGCTGGTTTTGATCAACTTAATGTATTAGGTTCTTCTCCTACAAATGGTGCGGATGCAGGTGTAGATGCAGGTGCAGGTGCAGGTGCGGATGCAGATACAAAAGATAATAATCCAGAAGAAGTTAATAAAATAGCAAGTGCTTTGGATAAAGTTAAAGCTAAATTTTTAGAAATAGCCGCTTTGTTTAATAAAGGTTTTAAAATTGGTTTTGGCGATACAAATTTCGACAATATAATTAATAGTTTTAATAATGTTAAAAATGCATTAAAGGGTATATTCACAGATCAAAATGTTGTTAAAGCTGCTGGCAATTGGGCTAGTAATTTTATTATATCACTTGGAAAAATAACGGGTGCAGCCGCTTCTATTGGGACAACTGTCACAGATTTTTTTATTGGTAGCATAGATAAATACTTAACACAAAATTCGGATTTCTTAAAAAGTAAAATTACAAGTATTTTTAATATATCATCTAAAATATCTGAAATATCAGCAGGATTTGCGACAGCTATTGCAGATATATTTACAGTATTTAAGGGTGACACTGCAAAACAAATTGGAGCAGATTTAATTGCAATATTCATCAATAGTTTTTTATCTTTAAAAGAATTAACATTGCAATTTGGTGCTGATTTAATAGCTGCGATTACACAACCAATTAGTGATAATAAAGATACTATGAAAACAGCATTGGAAAATACATTAAAACCAATCCGAACTTTGGTTGGTGGAATAAAAGATTTTATTAATGGTGTATTTGAATCAATCAAAAAAGCGTATGACACTTATATAAGTCCAGCACTTAAGAATTTTGCTGATGGATTTAGTAAAATATACAAAGGTGTATTAGATAGCTACAACAAATATTTAGCACCAGTGCTTGATAAAATGGCAACTAAAATTGTTGAATTATTAAACACATATATAAAACCTTTTGTAGATGATGTATTAAAATTTATTGGTTCTTTGATTGAAGCAATATCTAAATTATGGAATTTCATATCACCTTTCGTGGCATGGATTTTAAATAATGTTATAAGAGGATTAGCAAATAGTTTAAAAATAGTTGTACCTATTATAGAATTTGTATTTAAGACTTTAATGCAGAGTATAACTTCAGCTATTAAGTATCTGCAAGGTTTATTGGATTTCATTGTAGGAATATTTACTGGTGACTGGGATAAAGCTTGGAAAGTTATAGTAAGTGCATTTGATTCTATCTTTGGCAATTTTGCTAAACCAATCAAAGATATACTAAATGGTTTAATATCTTTCATAAAAAATGTATTTGCTGAAAATTGGAAAGATGCATGGGAAGTATTAAAGAAAACATTTAGCGATATATTTGGTGGACTTGGCGATTCAATTAAGACAACTCTTAAAGGTGCATTAAATGGTGTAATAACAATATTCAATAAATTTATTGGATGGGTTAATAGCAAACTTAAATTTTCGTGGGATGGTTTAAAAATTGCTGGTAAAACAATTTTTGATGGTGGTAGTGTTGTACTTGCTAAAATACCAAATATTCCACAACTTGCTAGGGGCGGAATAGTTGATAGTCCTACACTAGCAACGATTGGAGAAGCTGGAAAAGAAGCAATTGTTCCACTTGAAAACACAGCATTTGTCACAACTATAGCATCAGCAATTGCAACTGAAATTGCAAAAGTTATTAAACCAGCGAATAATTCCAACGGTGATATTGTATTAAAAATAGGGGAAACAGATTTTGGACGTGTAGCAATTAAAGCAATAAACAATGTTCAACGCAATGCAGGAACGACTTTATTAGAAGTATAAGAGGTGATATTTATGCAACTTAAAATAAACGGCGACGTAGTAGCAACACCCGCAGAATTTTCGGTGACAGTGTTGGACTTAGATAATGGTGAGAGTACTGTTAGAACAGCTGACGGTACTCTTAACCGTGACAGGATAACAACTAAGCGACAGTTAGATATAACATGGGCTCCACTAAATTGGTCAGACGCATCAACATTATTAACTGCAATGACAGATATATTTTTCACTGTATATTATCCCGATCCAATGACAGGTCAGTATGAAACAAAAACATTTTATGTTGGAAATAGACCTGTTCCGGTTGCTATTCCCAAGGGCAACGACATTATTTGGGATAAAATAAAAGTCACATTAACTGAGAGGTGATAGTATGTATCAAACATCGCAAAAATATAAAGATTATATGGCTTCAACCAATAGACAATTTGAAGTACAAGCTATCATTAATAGTGTAATTTATGCCAGTGATGAAGTAATCGAATTTAATATTGAAGATGCAATAACTTGTAGCGAAGAATTAACTATTGGGACTATTATTCCAGCAAAATTGACAATTAAAATAAAAACTACAAATACAATAGCATCGAACGCAAAAGTAGAACCACAGTTAAGATTAAACGGTACAAGCGGTTATACTGAATGGATTCAAATGGGTTGTTATTATATTGATACAAGATCATATTCAAACGGTGTATGGACATTTGAATGTGTTGATAAACTTATAACAACTGAACAACCTTATACATCAATTTTAACTTATCCTTGTGCTATGGCGGATGTTTTTGCTGAAATATTAAACATACTTAATTTACAATCGGATGTAATTATTAATCCAGCTTTTCAAATTCCCTATAAGGATGAAAGCATAAGTATACGTGAAATGCTTTCATGTATTGCTTCAGCACATGGTGCAAATGTAAAATTAAGCAGGGACGAGAAACTTATTTTTGTCCCTCTTATTTTAACGACACCTGTTGCAACAATCACTGCAAGTAATTATATTAAAGCAGAGCAAACAAATGCTATAAAGACATTTACGAGGCTTGAAGCTATTATTAATAGTGAAAGTGAAACAGTTATACGTGGTACAGGTGATGCTGATCATACACTTAATTTTGAAAATAGATTTATGTTTTTGGAGCAAGCTCAAGCCGACTATGCTTTTTCAGTTATTAATAATTTTTCGTATACACCATATAACATTAACTGGACTGGAAGACCCGATTTAGATGTGGGCGACACTATAAAAATTGTGTTATTAGACGAAACAGAAATAACAACTATTATAGCAATAAATAAAATAATTTTTAAAGGTGGATTATTACAAAATAGTTCAGTCCCTTCTAAAAGTGAACAGCAAAATGAATACAAATTCCAAGGTAGTTTATCAAAACAACTTTCTCAAAAACTTGTAAAAGATCAACCTTATTATGGTGTTAGTTTTGGTCCTAATAACGGTTTAAAAATAACACAAAGTGATGGCAATTCCGAAGCTATATTCAATTCTGATAAATTTGCAATGCGAGCACTCGAAGATGGTGTAATGAAAGATAAGTTATACTTTGATCCAGTGAAAGGTAAATATGTTTTTGATGGTGAATTAGCAGCTGGTTCAATAACTATAAGTAGTGAAAATATCAGTGGTACATTATCGGATTCACAAATTGCAAGTGCAGCAAATTGGAATAGTGCTTTTGTTAACACTTCATTAGCTTTAACACAGTTAAATGATATTTCAAGTGATGATAAATTAACACCTGACGAAAAAATAAGCGTAAAACGAGAATTTGATATTATTACGTCTGAGAAAACATTAATTTCTAATCAAGCAACAAACTACGGTATTTCGGGCACAAATTATGATGCGGATTATATGGCATTATATAATTATATAACACCACTTTTATTTGATATGGATACAACATCAGATATTGTTAGAACTACATTTGATACTAAATTTAAGAATTATTATGATCAAAAAACAAATATAATAAATGCAATATCCAACAAATTAAATGATACAAAAACAAATAGTACACAGGTTACAACAATTATTGGAAATACAGTGACCACAGGATATGTAAATGCACTTAGTATTAATGCTGCAACAGTTGATACTTTATGGTTAAAAACAGTTGATTTATCCGCTAGTCAAATAACAACAGGTACATTAAGTGCAAATAGAATTAATGGTGGAACATTATCGGGTGTAACTTTAGATGTAAATACTAACGCAACAATAGGAAAGCAATTAATGATTGGAAGTATGCAAGATGCAAGTGATAAATATATAAAGTTTGGTGACAACATGTATATTTTTACTTCATCAGATGGATTAAACTTAGCTTTGTATAATTATGAAGGTGATATAAGCAATTCTGCAAAAGGTGATTATAAGGTTACTGCACAAGATACATTACAATTAACTGGTTTAGAAGGTATAACACTTACAACTGGTGATTCATCTGTTAATGTAAATGGGGCAACATTATTATTTGACGATAA